GATAGCAATCAAGCGGATACAAGCGACTATCGGGGGCGTGACCAATCTCTTCCTGACACTCACGTAACAATGCTTCTCGTAGGGTCTCACCACGCTCTATCTTGCCGCCCGGTATGCCCCAGTTCTGCTCTCTACTGTTACGCAACAGGTACAAGATGCGGCCAGTCGTCTTGGCATAGAATAGGACGCCAATAGCATTTATAGGTCGTTTCACCGTAGTCATTAGATTACTAGACGCCATGTTCCTTGTTCGTACCACCCTTCAAACGACTTGCGCCATGCACCTTCGTTAGAACGATATTGTAGACCGCTAGTAGTGTTAGTAACATAGTCAACGGATTCAAATGATGGGCGTGTCGCTACGAACCAACCAGTACCAGTGAATGTTAGTTCTGTATCGTTAGTAACATCTGCTGGCAAAGCAGTGCTCAAGATAATCTGACTACTACGATAGTCAACTAGGTGAATAGTGCTTATACTAACAGTAGGAGCAGAACTCAGAGCAACAGTCATATTAGCAAACAAGCCACTAACATCGCTCAACTGTAGCATAACGTCATTCACATAGTTATTGCCAACAGTACGCGCGGTTGCTGTGATGTCGCCATACTCAATGATATCATTAGCACGAGCGCCATTAGTAAGACCTTCCCAAGCATTACTAATACCTGTATGCGTATCTCCGGCCGAATGCGCAGTCACTAAATCTGAATCACGCTGATTAGGAATATCATTTACGATAATGTAGCGCTGGTGCGGTTCAGTCAGCGTTGTCGGTGTGTCTGGTAACGAATTACCAGGATACTTCACTAGCGGGTCAATCACCATATCAACAGGGTCTAGCGTATCAGCAGGCAGCGTGTCAGCATCGATAGTAAACGTCAACATACGGTCATCAGACGCATCATACTCAATCGTACCGATAATCTCAGTAGTCATATACTCATTCTCAAGCGCAATCTGAGTGATGCCTTCCTTGATAGTACCATAAGCATTTAAGACACTGTGCCAGTACACTGCTGTATCTGGACCATTCAATTGATCAACAGAAACATCATCAGTATAAACTTCATCATCATTGATTACCGCACTAGCTGGTAGGATCTGTAACTTGTTGCCGACTAGGAGTAGTTGATAGCCATACGGCGTAATCTTTTGACGAGTGCCTAACAATAAGCTATCGTTTTGCATGTCTTCGAGTGCTTTACCCTTAAAGATACTAGCAATAATCTTGTGGATCATGCCTGCCTTCTTGACCTTGATTGGACCGGAGATCCATATTGGAAGCCAGAACTTCCAGTTAGTCACTTCGATAGTGTTACCGCTACCAGCTGGTACGCTACGACTATTGTATATAATACCATCTTGATATACAACCGATAAGTTAGTCCAGTCAAAGTAACTATCATTACTCTGAATCTCTAGTGATGGGTTAAACAAGACGCCTAACTGCTCAATAATCTCAAGACGCTGTTGATGGCTACTAGTCCAAATATCAACAGATATACGCAGGGTATATGGCACTGGCATTTGACGTTCAACTGAAAATGCTTGACCTTGAGTAGTCTCGTATTGACCAGTATCACGATTGAATGTGCGCTGACGAACAACACTCTTGTCAATAAAGTATGGCTCTTGGGTTCTGCGTTGGTCATACTCTAAGCCAGAGATATAGTATGTAATCATTGGCACAGTATTCATGGTGCTTGAACTGTTGTTATTGATAGCAGCTGCCACTTGGCGCGAACCATCACCATAAACAACTGGTACACGATGCAAGATAGGGTTACCCTTAGGGTCACTACCATATTGTACATCGACAAATGAAAATATTTTGCCAAATTGTGTTAAAAAGCGTCGAATCTGATTGTCGTGGAAGTAGTTCATGGTGAATCCTTAGTTAAATATTTATCGCGTTACTGTCTGCTGTATAAGTATGTGCATGTTTATTACACTTACAAATGCAAGTCCCGCTTTAAGAGGACAACCAGTAGCTATCGATGATAAAGTCATCGTATCAATCTTCCGTAACACTGTTACCCGCGAAGATGAATCAGTCGAAGACGTGACTTTTATGTTCTGCCCACCTCACGGCACATGGGAAGTTACAGAGACCGTAGCAGAAATCGTAGCTAAGCTAAACAAATAATCAGTCTGGTCTCAAGCTAGTAGATAACCCTTGACGAGACTTGATAGTCTGACCGTTAGGTAGAGTAACAGTCTCGGTGTTATTGAGGAAGCCAGCCTTCTGATTAGTACTATCTGGTCCGAATCCGCTAGCAGTACGCACCTTCTCACTGATCTTGATCCATAAGGTACCATCCCAACGATACAGAATCTGTGGTACATAGTCAGTGCGTAGGAAGTAATCGCCCTCTTTAGGGTTACCAGGGAACACGATGCCCTTGCCAGTTGGTTCACCGTTTGGCGCGGTACCATCGCCAGCGCCGTATGCTGCCAAGTAGCCAAAGCCACGTGGACTTGCTCGTTTAATAAACTGGAATCGTGGATCTTCGTCGGCGCGGAAGTCCATCGTGCCATCAATCAACTTACCATCATCAAACGCAAACTCAATGCGGTCACCCGCGTTCATGCCAGATAAGGTTGGTGTGCTTGTTGTGATAGTAATGGTGTCTGACTCGATTCCACCAGTAGTTGCAGTCACAGTCTGTATGTCAGTCACCGTGGTACCAGTCTTAAACACACTAAACGTGCCGCCATCAACCGTTTGTACTGTGGCGCGAATCACACTACCTACCACAAGAGCGGTGTCATATGAACTCAATACGATGCTTGTCTTACCAACGGAAGTAGTCTCAACAGTAACACTCTTAAAGATACCACTAAAGTCACTAGCGACTTCAATTTGTACGTCACTGATATCAGTCTGCAAGGCAGTACTAAAGGTCACAGTCTTAGCAGTCCGGTTTAACGCAGAGATTCGAGTACCAGTAGAGAACACACTCGTGGGAGTGCCGTTGTTACTATATACGGTGGCCTTCACCACCAAGCCGACCTTCAAGTCTTCCGACCAGGTTAATAGGGTAGCTACACTTCCGCCTTTAACGCCCGAAACCGCGTCTATATAGAAGTTAGGCACTTGGTCAGCAGTTGAGTAGTGGTTATCACTAGTACCGTATGGACCAGTCTTTGCGATACCAGTGTATACAGTAGCAGTCAGTACACTATCGCCGAATACACGACCGCTGTTCATGTCATTCTTATCAGCAGAGGTAGTTCCAGTACTCAAGACTACACGTTGACCAGCAACTATGTTCCTCGCAGCTGCCGCGCTTACACGAATACCAGTACTCGCGTTCTTATATCTGCTACTCTCAAATCGAGCGATATAACCCTTGCCCAACAACGGACCACCATTAGGGTTCTTAACAATGTTGATAGGCGCTGCTGGTGTGCCGCTAGTATCAGTAGGTACAACATATAGGGAGCTACGGTCAATACCAGTCTGTGGTAACAAGCGCTCAGCTTCTGCTAGTTGAGCATCATTAATCTCAATATTCTTGTTGTATGTGCTAATCAAGTCACGTAGCGTACCAGTAGTATCAACTTGCCAGTAGTTGGTATCAGTAGGTAGCGTACCAGCAGGCACAGGACCCTTACCAGCAACCGGTGTGTATGTCTTACCACCATACGTCACAGTGTATCCTTCGCCGTATGTTTTGGTCTCGTCCCAGTCGCCCATGTACATATCGGTATTTGTAGGCGTAGTTAAGATATCTGCAAACTGCTGACTATCAACTAGTGGCTCACATTTAATGCGCCACAAGTGCGGGTACCAAGTTTGTGAAAAGCCCTCACTGGCATAGTTAGCATCAGTGATTTGATAGTAGCGACGAAGAGATGTGGGAATCGCTTCATTTAGCGGATGATAGTCAGTCAGATGTGGCAATTCGAAGACATCCCCCACCACCAGTTTTCGACCAATAAGATCAATCATATCTCCATAGTGCACGGTGATAAAGATCACGTCATTCGTCAAAAACAGACCGAACTGTGACAAATCAAAATCTAAGTTGGCTACGTTGTAATGCCCTCTCAATCGATATACATCAGCTTCGTATTTACGATCTCTGTTTTCCAAAAACAGCAAATCTTGAATCGCCAACGGGTCCGGTTTAGTAATTTGTGGTTGTGTGTGACTACTACTGGGACCAGTGTTTTTTGGACCCATATACTTGTGAATCAACAAGTCAGTGCCACCTACCTGGAACTGCTCTTTGATCACACGATCAATGTATCGGTAGTTGTTTGACTTAGTTGGTGAGTAATTAGATAGACGTGGCATAGTGTATTTATCTACAGGTCATGGTGCTACGCACGTGTGTCATTCAGTGTCCATCATCCGTGGTACCCGTCTGCGACGAGTACACACAATTTACTTCGTTTGCTCCGGCTATCGCCTACGCATACTCGTAAATTACTTCTTTTTTGATATAAAGAGAGCAAAGTATCCATTCCATATCTATTAAATCAGCAAGATATATGAGTTCACCTTAATACACAACATATACACACCATAGTGCTATACATCCGACCAGCTCCATCTCACATTGTGAAAAATATGACGTTTTTCACTCAAAAACAGTGTACTTATAGTGCGATACTTCCGACGAAATTGTGCACAACTTGTGTATAACTTTGGAATTCACCGCACGTCCAAAATCTATTGACTAATAAGTATTAGATCGATAGAATGAACGAACTATGGCTACTAAATCAACAAAATCAAAACAAATCCAGGTCACATCATCTGGTAGTAAAGTAATCTTTAAAGAATTGCGTCCAAATGACGCAGAGACGAAATATGCAGGTTCTGAACCAATCTTTGAAGACGAGCAACCAGCTCCAGATGAGCGTACTGGAGTGATGGTTCGTGCATTTAACTGGTACAGCCGATTCTACTCTTCAAAACAAGCTAAAGAAATGATGCTCCAATATCTTGAGCACAATGACCGTCTTCCAGAAGCAAAGCAATTCAAACGAGTGACCGAGTCTGACATCATCACAACTTATGCTTGGTTAGCTCGTTTATCTCTCCGTGGCTTAGAACTAACAGAGATTGAAGTCTCCAGAATCAACTCAGAAATCTCCAGATTAATAGCCACCATAGGCGCACCAGAAGAGCACAGTCAGTTCAAACCAAAGGTCGACGAAGCGCCTAAGTTTAACATTCAAGAACTTATGAGAGACCGCGCACGTGAAGCACAGGGTGAATTTGAAGGTCTCCTAGACGAGTTCATGACAGTTGATAGCTCTAAGTTAAAGACTGATGGTCGAGTTATGGCAGAGCTATCGACTCGTAATATCTTGCCAGGACACATCACTATGCTAGTTGAAATCTGGCAAAAGAAGATTGCTGAATTCACTGAAGCCCTTGACACAAATGACAAGCAACTTAAAGAAGCCTACGGACACTATAGTAAGACTCAAATGAAAAATATCATTAAGTTTTGTGAAGCTATCATCGCTGACCTTCGTGGATACCAATCAGTCAAAAAGGCAGCAAAAGCACCAAGAGCCCGTAAAGCAGTACCAGTTGAAAAGATTGTAAAGAATCTAAAGTACTTGAAGAAATGGATCGACGAAGCATCTAAACTATCACTAGAGAGTGTGTCACCAACAAAGTTACATGGCGCAGCAGAGTGCTGGGTATATAACCCTACCACTCGTAAGCTAACCCATTATCTAGCTGATGAGTATAGCAAGTCACTAACGGTAAAAGGCAACTCAGTCATTGGCTTTGACAAAGTAAAGAGTGAGACCAAGACAATTCGTAAACCCGCTATGCTAACTGAGTTCGTCAAAGTTGGCAAGCCAGCTAAACGTACTCTCTTCAAAGACTTGACTACAACACCTACTGAGCCTAATGGCCGCTTCAACGACAACTTAATCATCCTTGCTGCTTGGTAATATGAAGATTAGTGAATTAATCGACCGAGTCACTCGTCCAGCTATCCTAGAAGACTGGATGAGTGCTGACTTGGTAACTATCGTCGAAGATGGCGGTACTCTCATTGAGATGACAAATCTAAAGTCTAGAATCACAGACTTGCCAGCTAACATAGTGCTGTGGACTCGCCCACAACCTGCCCAGTTACCACACAATAAGTATCGCATTAAAGTAACCAAAGACCACATGCATGTCGCTACATATTTGATATCATCAACACCAGCGCTTATTGGCATCTACGCTTCAAAGAAGTACGCACTGGACAGTTACGAGGACGAACAAGTACAGAAGTTTATCAGAACATTCGCATCACTGTTGATATCGTATGTGGATGCAAAAATAACTGACGATGAGTTGGAATTCCAAATTCAAAAAATAAACAAAGAGACCATATGAGCGACTTATTCGACTTCAACGATGAGCCCCAATCTAACAAAGCTGTAGCTAAGAATCTAGGCTATGTTGGTGCACCAGTATCAAAACTAAAAGCAGGGCGTGATAGCGATAGCTGGTACACACCGCCTGCGTACATCGAAAGCGCCCGACTAGTACTAGGCACCATCGACTTGGACCCGTTCAGTAGTGCCCTTGCTAACGATGTGGTACAAGCTACCAAGTATCACACGGAGCAAGATAGTTCCATCGAAGTTGATTGGGTGGCACGTACAGTGTGGATGAATCCGCCCTACGGCCCACTATGCGGCGCAGCTGTAGACAAGTTTATCGAACAGTTCGCCCTAAAGAACTTCCAAGAAGGCATCATCTTAGTAAACAACTCAACTGATACAAAGTGGTTCAAACGACTAGCCGCACACGCAAGTGGGTGGTGCTTTACTGATCACCGAATAGGATTCAACGCGCCTGACGGCAAATCACTTGGCGGCAATACGCGCGGCCAAGTGTTCATTTACTTCGGACCTAATATTCAGAAGTTCAAACAACAGTTCGAGCAACACGGACTAGTATTACAGAAAGCATAACAATGACAACACCAATCGCAGACCAACACAAATTTATGACAGCGTGTGACCAGACAACCGGCACCTTAAACGAAGCACAGTACAAACTCTACTGTGATCTAATCGAAGAAGAGTACAATGACGAGTTCAAACTAGCACTAGCTAACAATGACCGAGTAGAACAACTAGACGCCCTCATCGACATCTTGGTAGTGACTATTGGGGCCCTACACTCCGGCGGCTTCGACGTAGAGGGAGCATGGAACGAAGTGATGCAGACAAACTTCGCAAAGATCGACCCTACTACTGGTAAAGTACGCAAGCGTGAAGACGGTAAAGTTTTGAAGCCGGCCAATTGGACACCGCCGAACCTAGCACCGTTCGTCAAGTAAATGCTTACCATAGAGGACTTCGATAATGATGCCGAACTGTTTAGGCAATATCTAGTAGACAGAGAGGTTACGAGACGTTCAGAGACATCAAGCTGCCATGAAGATAAATACCTTACTAAAGGGTATTCTTCATGGCAAATTTAACCGAACTAAAAGCGCAACTATTCAAAAACGCGGAGTTCCGTCTAGGCGGCGGCATCGTTGACATCGAATTAGATCCTGCCCATTATGAGGCAGCGTATCAGTATGCTATTGCTACTTACAGACAAAGGGCAGCTGGCGCCTATGAAGAGTCTTATAGCATACTCACGATAGAGAAGGACCAGAACTCGTATATCTTACCACAAGAGATCAGCAGAGTGCGCCAAGTGTTTAGAAAGACGGTAGGACTGTCCACAGGCCCTGGTGCTACGTCATTTGACCCATTTAGTAGCGCCATACTTAATACCTATTTGTTGTCGTATAACCATGCTGGTGGACTTGCCACGTATGACATGTATGCTCAGTATATTAAAGAAGCTGCGCGTATGTTCGGCGGATACGTGATTTACACCTTTAATCCAGTGACTAAAGAAATTAAATTTGCCCGCGACTTCAAAGGTTCTGGTGAAGAAATCTTATTATGGACAGACAATCTTAAACCTGAGATCAACTTACTTCAAGACCCAATGATCTCCAACTGGATCTATAGTTGGACAATTGGTCAGTGTAAACTAATGATTGGTGAAGCTCGTGAAAAGTTCAGCACGATTGCTGGCCCTGGCGGCGGCACTACCCTAAACGGCGCACAAATGAAAGCAGAAGGCGCCAAGATGCATGAAGACCTACTCTTGGACCTCCGTAATTACGTTGACGGTTCCTTCCCTTTGACCTGGACAGTTGGCTGATAAATTAGTACTCCAAAAGAGCTTGACACTCCACCAATTAGTGATAAGATAGTGTCTATGACTAACAAAATATTGGGAATATCCGGCTTTATTGGTGGAGGCAAAGATACAGTTGCCAACTATCTAACAACCACTCATCAATTCAAAAAACTAAGTTTTGCTGCACCACTCAAAGATGCAGTCGCCGCAGTCTTTAACTGGGAAAGAGAATTGCTTGAAGGCTCCACAAAAAGCAGCCGTGAATGGCGAGAGAGAGTTGACCCATGGTGGAGCGAACGATTAGGCATCCCAGACTTAACTCCAAGATACATCCTACAACAGTGGGGTACCGATGTCCTCCGCGGACACTTTCACAATGATATTTGGGTAGCTTCTATTGAGAATCAACTCAGACAAGCTACAGACAACATCGTAATCAGTGACGTGCGTTTCCCAAATGAAGTAGAAGCCATCAGACGCTGTGGTGGACAAGTAATTAGAGTAACTCGTGGCCCAGACCCAGAATGGTACGAAGCTGCCTACAGTTACAATCAAGGTCAACGTGCTAATCTTGCCTGGGCCACCAGCAAACGCAAACTAGATTCCCTTAATATTCATCCTAGTGAATACAGTTTAGTTGGAACACAATTCGACCATCAACTAGACAACAACCACGCAATCGATGCGCTATATCACAACATAGATGGGCTGTTAAACAGAATGGACGCCAACAAATAAAAGATAGGACACAGAAGTGTCCTATTTATCTTTCCAAGTAAAAAATTCCAATAAGTCTATCTTTTTGTGCATTCTAGATAAATATTGATAACGAGAATGGTATCTCGCATCACTAAAAGGAAGACAATATTATGGCATTATCAAGCCCAGGAACCGAAATTACAATTGTGGACGAGTCTCAGTACTTGCCAGCTGCACCTAACTCAATCCCTCTAGTTGTTATTGCAACTGCTCAGAACAAGATTAACGCTAGTGGCACCGGTGTAGCAACTGCTACTACTAAGGCTAATGCCGGTAAACTCTATCAAGTAACAAGTCAACGTGACTTAATTACCTACTACGGTAACCCATTCTTCTATAAGACTACAAGTGGTACTTCGATTCAAGGTTACGAATTAAACGAATACGGTCTCTTGGCTGCTTACAGTGCTCTTGGTAGTACTAATTTGGTGTATGCTATTCGTGCTGATATTGACTTGGCAGCGTTAGTTGGTAAGACTAGCCGTCCAAGTAGCGCTCCTGATAACGGTAGCTGGTGGTTAGATACTAGTACAAGTACATGGGGTATCTATGAATTTAACGCTAGTACAGGTACATTCACATCGAAGACTCCACTAGTTCTAACTGGTACTGACTTAGTACCTGGTACGAGTTTTCCTTCTGATTCACTAGGCAGTGTTGGTGATTACGCGGTTGCTCTAAACAGTTCTGATTCTACTACGGCTATAAACTTCGACAAAGCTCCAGATACGAACAGTACATACTTCAAGAAAGTAAAGCCATTAACGACTGGCGCTGTGGCTACTTGGGTAGCTGTTGGTAGCCCAGAATGGCAAGGCGCTGTTCCTACAATCACAACTAGTAACACTGAGATTACCGCTTCAACAGCTGGTAAAGTAATCGTTACGATGAACACAACCACAGCATCATTCACTGGTGTTATCAATAACGGTAGCGATCCTGCTGCTGCTGGTAATATCTTGACTGTTACTAGCGGTACTGCTCCAGCCGTCGATCAGTTGGTAGTTGGTAGTGGCGTCCTTGCCGGTACTTATATCGTTAGTGGTAGTGGCACATCATTTGTTGTGAGCAAGTCACAACTAGTCGGTAGTAAGGTTGCTGAAGTCACTGGTAGTATTGCCGGCACGACTCTAACAGTAACTGCTGTTGCTAGCGGCTCATTAGGCGTAGGCACATTATTAATTGGAAGTCACAATGTTCCGGTAACGGCAGCAGGTAACTTAGTATCTGGTGAAACATACACAATCACTACGGTTGGTAATGCTGATTGGGTAGCAGCAGGAGCAACGGAATCTGCCACTATCTCTGCTGGTAAGATCATCGGTGCTGAATTGGAAGTCAGTGATATCACCATTTCTGCTGGTAAACTAGCTGTTGGCGCCGCGTTAACTGGCATCACCGGCGTAACGGCTGGTTCATACATCACGGCACAAACTCACAAGTATGTTACACGATATACAGCATCTGCTGTCGCGACCGGCAGTATCACACTGTCGAATATCGCTGGTCTAGAAATAGGAATGTCCGTGCGTGGCGAAGGTATTACAACAGCTGCAACTATTAGTGCGATTGATTCTACTAACAAGGTAATCACGCTGAGCCAAAGTGGTGCTATCACTACTGCATCGGTATACAACTTCTATTCGGCTACAAGTGCTGTTGATGGCGATAAAGGTTTATATCGTACATCTATCTCTCAGGCTAGCGAAGTTTCCATTACTGCCGGTAAAGTGCAGCCATTGTTGGGCACAACAGGCGCAACATTCACTGCGAACGCAGCGGCAGCGGCATTATCTACATTGGGAACTGGTGCTGTAACTCAGAGCATCAAGGCTGGCACATACATCAGTGGGGTGCTCACTACTGGCGCAACTAGTACATACACTGTGACTAATACACAAAATGTCACTTCATTGACTATATCTGGATATAGCTCTCCATTGACTAGCCAAGCCGGTAAATCCATCACAATGTCTTCCGGCGAGGCAGCAACAAAGGTGGCAACAGAAATTGGAACTGCTAACCTACCATTTGTAAGTACTGGTACAGACAGTGGTAAGTCAGTTATCTACGCTACTAAAGACGGTGCAGTATTAAATGTCGGTGGCGATGCTGTTACTCTAGCTGCTCTTGGTCTAGAGGCAGATGCATACTATTCACCAACTTGCTATTTCGGTACAAACGCCAATCAACCTAAGTGGCGCACAACTGATACTGAGTCTCGTCCAACTGGTTCAGTATGGGTCAAGACAAACGCAAGTAATGGCGGTCTAAGTCTAGCTGTTAGTCAGTACAGTAGTGCTAGTGCTGCTTATATCAATAAGACAGTTACTATCGACAAAAGTGACTGGTCAGTAAACAACGAACTAGACAGCACTGGTGGTAAAGCTATCCCTGTTAATACAGTATACGCTCAAGTCAGTTTCGACCAATCTGCTCCAGTACAGTTGTACTATCGCGCTGCTAGTGGTGCTAGTGTATTCACTGGTAATTCTACATCGATGACGTTCACTACTGGTGACACATTCAACGTACAAGTTAGTGAGCCTGGCTCATCAGCGCTATCTTCTACTATATACCCAGTTACTATCGCGGTTGACCCTGCGAACACTGCCGGTGTACAGGCAAAGAATTTCACATACTCATGGGCGACTGCTAATATTCCATATACAACAGCCACTGTTGATAGTGTGACTGGCGCCATTGTATTGACTCATACTGAGGGCGGCGTTATCGTCTTAGACGACACTAGTATCCTATCTACTAGTGCCCTAGAATCTGCCGGATTCGGCATCGGTGACATTTATAGTCTGGCTAACTCAACTGGCGTCTTGGGTGCTAAGTATGGTCCTTATAAGACTGTAACTAAGGCGTTTAGTAATACTACTTTCGAATTAACAGTCAGTGTTACATACACTGGCACTAAAGTCGATTCCGTCTCTATTAATAACGACGGTACTACCAATGGTACTGGAACATACACAGTCACTGATGGTACAAGCTCAATTGTTGTTAAATTAAATAGTGCGACATCTGCATCATGGGTATCAGGATTCCCAACGCCTCAATATACAGTTCAACTAAGTAACTGGGAACCGTTCGAGTACATCAGTGACACTACTGCTCCAGTTAATAACCCAGTAACTGGCACACCATGGTACTATTCTACTATCAGTCAAGTTGACTTGATGGTCAACGTAGGCAGCACTTGGAAGGGTATTCAGAATGCTCTATACGACGACAGTGGCACAGCATATGCTACAAGTTCAGGCGCATCTGGTACTAACTCAACTGGTATCATCATCGCTGCTACTGAACCAGAAGCCCAAACTAATGGTTCACAACTACAGTACGGTGATCTATGGTTAGACACTGGTGACTTAGAGAACTACCCAGTAATCTATCGCTGGAGAAAAGATGCCACTACTGGTGTTAAGTCATGGACTCTAATCGACAACACCGACCAAACTACAGAAGACGGTATTCTATTCGCAGACGCTCGTTGGGGCGCAGATGGTTCAGTTGACCCAGTCAATGATTCTATGCCTACTATCACTAGTATGCTAACATCTGACTACGTTGACTTAGACGCACCAGATCCAACTGCTTACCCACAAGGTATGATCTTGTTCAACACTCGTCGTTCAGGTTATAACGTTAAGAAGTTCGTTACTAAGCATTTCACAACTGCTAACTATCCTGATGCTTCCGGCACTGTTGGTACAAAAGGAGCTCTACCAGCCAAGGAATACACCTGGGTATCAGCTTCCGGCCTCAAGACTGATGGCTCACCATACATGGGTCGTAAAGCTCAACGTGCTATGGTAGTTGCCGCTATGAAAGCAACCCTAGACAATAGTTCAGAGTTGCGTGACGAAGAAACTAAGTTTAACTTAATCACTGCACCTGGTTACCCAGAGTTACAGCCTAACATGGTAAGTCTAAACAATGACCGTAATCAAACTGCTTACATCATTGGCGACACACCACTCCGCTTAGCTGACGATGCTAATGCTATCACAGCATGGGCAACAAACGCTAAAGGCGCAACTGGTACTGGTGAAGACGGTTTTGTCACACGTAACACTTATCTAGGTGTGTACTACCCAAGTGGCATCACTACTGACCTAACCGGTGCAGACGTAGTTGTTCCAGCATCTCACATGATGTTGCGCACTATGATCTACAACGACACAGTTGCTTACCCATGGTTCGCTCCAGCTGGTATGCGCCGCGGTGTGATTGACAACGCTTCTAACATCGGTTATATCGACGCTGCTAGTGGTGAATTCAAGACTACCAAGAACCGTGTTGCTCTCCGTGATATTGAATATACAAACATGATTAACCCAATCGCGTTCTTCAATAACATTGGTCTACTCAACTACGGTAACAAGAACAGTTTTGACAGTCAAAGTGCTCTAGACAGAACTAACGTTGCTCGTTTAATCTGTTATATCCGTGATCGCCTACAAGTTGCGGTTCGTCCGTTCATCTTTGAACCTAACGATACCAACACTCGTAGCCAGATTAAAGCTGTTATCAACACGCTATTCGCTGACATTCAAACTAAGCGCGGAATTTATGACTACCTGGTTGTCTGTGATGAGAGTAACAACACTCCAGCGCGTATTGACCGTAACGAACTCTGGCTAGATATTGCGATTGAACCGGCAAAAGCTGTTGAATTCGTTTACGTACCAGTACGAATTTTGAATACGGGCGAGATTAAAGCTGGCGCATAATTCATACTTTAGTATGCAAAACAAAAGGGACTACACGGTCCCTTTTGTCATTCTGAACCACATGGTCCACCACATAAATGTCAACCGCCTCTCCAATTTAGTTCCAAAAAGATAAATACTACAGAGAATCTATTAATAGGAGAATTATAATGGCTCTAAGTTCAACATTGGCTAAAATGAGAGTTGCCGGCGCCGACCAAGGCGATACTGGTGGCGTTCTAATGCCTAAACTACAGTACCGCTTCCGTGTGCTATTCGACGCTTTTGGCGGCGAACCAAAGTCAATGGAATTGACAAAGCAAGTAATCGACGTGTCTCGTCCATCAGTCAACTTTGGCGAAATCCCAATTGAGATGTACAACAGTCGTGTATACTTAGCTGGTAAACCTACATGGGAAGCAGTATCACTCAATATTCGTGATGACGCTACTGGCGCTATCGCTGCTCTAGTTGGTAAACAATTGCAACGTCAGTTTGACTTCCAAGAACAAGCATCTGCCGCAGCTGGCGGTGACTATAAGTTCACTACACGTGTTCAAATTCTTGACGGTGGTAACTCTTCTGGTACAGTTGGTGTTCTTGAAGAATTCCAATTACTAGGTTGCTATCTAGTAAGTGCAAACTACAATACCTTGAACTATGCCACAAACGAAGCTGTGACAATCGCTTTATCAATTCGCTTTGATAACGCTATTCAAACTAGTACTGACAACGGCGCTACTGCTACTGGTATCGGTCAGACAATCGGCCGCACAGTTGGTACAGCAGTTACTGGTTAATAGTCAGTAAATGGCTGGATTCTTTCAAGAGGTAATTAAGGGTGCCGGAGAAGGCTTCTTCGGCAATCCTATGCTGCGTGACGCTCAACACGCAAGCAAAACATTCAGAACGAATGGGTATGGTAACGCACCAAAACTCAAGTTCTTATTCCATGTTTACTTCGAGATTAATGATTCGATGATTAGCTCTAACGCAGGAGCGTTCCCTGAAAAATCCCTGCCTGGTTTGCTGGTAAAAAACATCACTCTTCCTAAATATACAATGACACTAGCTGAGATGAATCAGTATAATCGTCCAAAGTATGTTCAGACTAAAATCAAGTATGATCCAGTTCAAATTGCGTTCCATGACGACAATCTAGGCGCAGTTAAAAAGATTTGGCATAACTACTTCTCTTACTACTATAACGACAGTAGTACCGCCTCAAAGAATCCCACATCGATTGCTACATCAAATACATATGATGCCAGTATATCGAATCAGAATTGGGGTTATCAAGGTGAGCCACCAACATCTTCGTTGGCAGCATCAGTTGGTAAACCAAAACCGTCATTCTTTAAATCAATTAAGATTTATGGGTTTAATCAGCACAGCTTTAGCTTATATACACTGGTTAATCCTGTAATTGAGCGCTTTGAGCACGACACTTATGACTACTCACAAGCAACTGGCATCATGGAAAATCGGATGACTGTTCGCTATGAGACTGTTACTTATAGTGAAGGCGCGCTTAATGGTGAGTCACCTGATTCCGTGGTACAAGGATTCGGCAAGCAAGAGTACTATGACAGAACCCTATCGCCAATCTCTCGCCCTGGTAGTAATCGCACAATCATGGGCCCTGGTGGCTTATATGATGCTGGACAAGGCATTCTTGCTGATCTCGATAAGCAACCACCAGACTTACTTGGCGCAATTCAAAAAGCTGGTACTGCTTATAAGACATTCAAAAGTCAGGATCTTAAAGCTATGGCAAAAGCAGAATTGTTAGGCGCTGCTAAGCAAGCCGCGGCTTCAATTGATGGCGCTGCTGTTCGCGCAACATTCAATAACTTCTTCTCATTCAAGAGTGCGCCTGCTGACGCCTCTACTCCTACTACTCCAGACGCGGTATCAACTGATAGTAATCCTACGAGTTAATCGTACTAAATATACTATTGGAGAACAATAGTGTCAACAGTTAACATAGTAGAAAAAACATACGGTAATACCATATCAGTCCCAGCTGACCGATATGAATTGGTGCTGTCATTCTTTAGTCAGTACTTAACATCAGAGACCACCGCTAAAGCATTCGCAGAGAATTTATTCTTGATTAGTCAAGTATCTGGTATTGATGTGCTTGAATTACTGGACAGTTTTGTTGATGGTGATGCAATCTCTATGACTGCTACTATGGCATTCTTTATGAATTCATTTAGTGATAAGACTATCATGTATGGTGTTGGAGCAATCATTCAACCTAATCATAAAGTGGCACGGAATATCGTACAGTAATGGCTAAGTTTGCGCAGGGAATTTATACTCCTAAGAATCCAGAGAAGTACGTAGGTGTTGGTAAAATCCGATATCGTTCAGGATGGGAGCTGACCTTCTGCGCGTTTTGTGACAATAACGACAGTGTCCTACAGTGGGCTAGTGAGTGTGTGCGTATACCATATAGGAATCCACTTACCAATAAACAAACAGTTTATGTTCCTGACTTTTTGGTCGTGTATGTAGATAAGAATGGCGCGCAACACGCCGAATTGATTGAAATTAAACCACTTAAACAAACATCTCTACAGGAAGCAGGCCGCTCACGTTCGGCACAAGCTGCTGCTATTGTAAATGCTGCCAAGTGGGCTGCCGCACAAGCCTGGTGTAAACGAGCAGGTGTCCGATTCAGAGTCATAACTGAAAATGACATTTTTCGCAACGGTTCCAAATAGCGCTAAATAGACCATGACAAAAAAATTAAGCGAATTATTCAATCTGACGGACACGAATGAAGAGATATCAGATGAAACAGTGCTTCCAGATGAACAGGAAGCGATTCCAGCAGGTTTTATCACGGAGACAATGCTAGACGACATCGACAAGATTGAAACGGCCCTGCCTGCGGTAAAGGGCTTAGAAGCATCCGATAAGGAAATGGACGAATTAGCTGCCAAGGCCCAAGTTGCGTTTGACAATTTGATCGACCTCGGATTTCAAGTCGATTCGCGCTTTGCCAGTGAGATATTCAATAGCGCATCGTCAATGCTGGGACATGCCATAACCGCCAAAGTTGCCAAAACTAACAAAAAGCTCAAAATGATTCAGTTACAGCTGCAAAAAGCTGAATTGGATCGCAAATTGGCAGCTGCCGCAGCAAAAGGTGAAGCCGCTACTGATACTACACCGTTAGGCCAAGGGCAAGTGCTTGATCGTACGGAGCTTATTAAGCAAATTATGGCTCAGTCAAAATCTGCTTCCACTGATAAATAAGTAATATACACTGGAATTCAAACATGAAAACATTTAAGCGTTATTTAGCCGAGTCTGTACGTTCTTACAAGTATAAGATCCGGATTGCTGGCGAACCACAAAAAAACTTCCTCGAGTTGTTCACATACAACTTAGCTAAATTTGACCCAGTACATATCAGTACACCAAAGTCAACACCAGTTCAGAGTAAGCCATTGAACTTCCCAGAATTAAAAGATCAAAGCGTTACCATGATCGATGTGGAATTCCGTTACCCGGCAACTGAGCAAATGATTAAGCAATTGGCTACTCTCCTACAGTATGATGAGAATCTAGTGCGCATGTTAGGTGCAGAGTATATGGACTCCCTAGAAGCAGAAGAGTCTATGTATGAAAATCAACCAAATCCACTCATTGGTGATGATACCCTAGAAGACAATGGCAAAGAAGCCTCCAAAGAATATGGTGATAGCTACTTAACTCGAATCAGAGCCCAAGAAAAAGGCAAAGCTATCAAGCAGGAATTTGCTAAGAAGGAAGGCACCCAGTCCGCTGACCCATTTAACCCAAGCAAACTAATCGATAAACAAAATCAATCTAGCCCTATGAGCAAGATTAAACGCCCAGCGTTACCAGCAACCGGAGCACGTAAGTAATCATGAGCTTAAAATCATTCATCGCAAAAGTAGAAACTACTCAACTCAATGAGTTCGCTCCAGCAGCACCAAGTGCCCCGAGTGCACCAGGCGCACCAGTTACTCCACGTGTAGGACAAAAAGTAATTGTTAAACCAGGAGCTCCTGCTAAGACTGGTACTACAGCACCAGCTGCAAACACGGCAGTGCCCGGCACACCAAGTGCACCTGGCTCAACACAACCACAATCTCAAATTACTAATCAAGCAGGCAAAGTAATTGCGCAAGCTAACACTGCTGATGCCAAGAAGTTAGGCGACTTAGTTAATGCTGGTAACGTCACAATGATGGACCCTACTACTGGTGAACCACTCGAAGAAGCTGGCGAAGAGAGCCAGACTTACAGAGACGCTAAAGCCCTTCAACGCGCTGCTGGTATCAATGCCAGTGCTGACGATGCCGAAGAACGTATGAAGGCTCGTCGTGAAGAACCTAAGACTGCGTTCCAACACGCATCAAAGACATTTATGAAACACGCAAAAGACCCACTAGGATTAAATGAAAGTGTTATGACAGCCTCAAAGTTAGAGGACATCTTGTCTAACTATCCACATGAACATAAAATGGCCCAAGAAGGTTGGGGAATGGACGCTAGTTTAGCAGAAGCGCTAACTGACCATTACTTCAAAGAAGGCCGCATCCCACGTGCCGTATGGAACGCATCTTCTGAAGAGCTCCGTAAACACGTTGAAGAATGCTATACCCAAGATGTACAGCAGATGCAAGAAGGTATCGAAGACCGTATTGGCGCAACACCTGCACCAATCAATCGTAATCCTGTAACTCAGAATCCAGTAACAACACCTGCGTTTGTTCGTAAACAACAAACTGCTGGTGCGCCTGTCGCTGCTCCTAAAATGACTCCAAAAGTCGCACCAGTAGATAAGCAGGCATCGCCATCACAACCAGTTCAAGATGAACTCGAAGAAGCATCTCCGCTAGAGACAATGCTTCGCCAAGCAACTAAGGAAAGCACAATGTACGAAAGTAAAAAACTAAAGGGCGGTCAAGCTAAGCTAGACGCTAACAAAAATGGCAAGCTAGAAAAAAGTGACTTCAAAGCCCTACGTGCTAAGAAGGTTGATGAAGCCACTACTAAGACCAAGACTGGTGTTAAACACACTGCTGATGACGGTGGTTACGGTCGCAAAGATGACGATGCTTCCACTGGCGGTGATAAGTCATTTGATAGTAGTGAATTGAATTCAGTATTTGGTGGCAAGAAGCCAGCAAAAGAAATTGGCAAACTATCTGTTAAGAAGCGCATCAAGACAAAAGCTGATAGTGAAGAAGTTGATGAGTCATTCACCAAGTGGGATGCTCAATTGAAGACTCTCTTAGAAGGCAAGCAAATTGTTAAAGAAGGTCTATCAGTATCTACATCAGTAGGTCAAGAAGGCGCACCAGACACAGTTAGTATCACTGCTAGTGACGAAGACGCGCATCAACTCTTGGCACTCTTAAACAATGCGGGTATGGGCAGTGGTGTACCTAGTCACTCAGTTAAGACTGACCCAATGGCAGACTTAATGAAAGCACACGCTGATAGTGAAGGCGGCTCATTCTCTACTGCTGGCACAGAAGAACCAGGTGACATTGAAGTCACAGACTTCGACGGCGCACAAGACGAAATCTCTGGTAAAGAAGATGACGGTATGGACGCTATGAAGCAAATGCTAGCAGCTATGGGCATTGGTAGCGATGCCGCTCCTGAACCTAAGCACAATGAATTTGATGCTGGCAGTGACAGTGAAGAAGGTGACGAAGAATCCGGTGAAGAATCTTCTGGTGAAGAAGGTGAAGACGACACTGAAGTTGTAGTTGGTGAAGAGTGGAGTGATGACGAAGCTGACGAAGACTACGATAGTGATGGTGAAGTTGAATCTGAAAAAGAAGAGCACGAAGGCGCTGTTGGTAATGCTATCGAAGACAGCGAAGACTCTGACGACGAAGATAAAGAAGAGCACAAGTGCGATAGTTGTGGCGGCGAATTAAACGAGGGTCACGACTGCGGTACTCAATTGAACGAGTGGGCAAACTCACCACAGGGTCAAAGTGAAGACGAAGAGTTCACAGCAACAATTGATTACTTTACCAAGACAATCGCAGGTGGTCTCAATGGTCAAAAGCGTGATCAAACAGTATTGCCACACACTAGTGTAAAAGTCAGTGAAGGCTATAACATTGATGTAGCTGCTGAGATGCGCAAACTAGCTGGCATTCGTTAATTATGAGAGCACACGAGTTCATAGGCGAATCTAAGGCTGCTAAAATCAGCAAGAGAAATAGTCAATCTACTAGGGGTCTGGCAAAGTTCAGAGACCCTAATGGATACGATCGCATCTACGAACTCAATCGTGTGATGATGGCAGTTGCTGCGACTGACGGTGATATCGACCCACTAGTCAGTCAAGAAAGCTGGAGTGGTCGCTTCAATACTGCTCATCCGTACACAGAAGCCGAACAAAAGATGCTAGAAAAAGCATACAAAGCAATCGGCAGTGAGCACCATGACCTAAACAACGGCGACATGCTATCCCGTGAACTAGAAGATACGCAGAAGAAGAGTCCGGTACCAACTACCAAGCGCGTCAAATTCAAATAAAAAATTTAAGCACTGTTCCTGGATATAAATATCTCCATCAAACAAAGGAACAAATATGGCATTAGATGCTTCACAAACAATTGACTTACTCAAACTCCGCTTCGTATTAGACTGGATGTACAACACCCATGTTTATGCAGAGGGGGATTCGGGCTTCCACAAGGAAATTACAACAAAGATGGTAGCTGATTACATCGATCCACTCAATCTACCAAAAGACGCAAAAATCTTAGACTTAGGTTGTGGCCCAGGCTACTTCTTAAATGAGATGAAAGAACGCGGCTACACAAACATGGTAGGCGCAACTCTCAGTCCAGAAGACAGAAAAATCTGTGAAGACAATGGCCACACTACTGCCCCATACGACATGAGCTTTTTACCAGTAAAAGACGGTTACATTGATGAGTCAGTTGACTTCATCTTTGCTCGTCACGCACTAGAGCACTCACCATTCCCGATCATCACGCTCGTTGAGTGGAACAGAGTCTTAAAGCAAGGTGGCAAAATTTATATTGAGATCCCTCAACCGGACTGCCAACGCCGTCATGAATTCAATCCGAATCATTATTCTATCTTGGGCGCAACACAATGGGCAGCACTCTTCCAGCGTACAGGCTTCACTATCGACAAATTCAACAACTTCGAATTTGACTTAAAGTTAGGTCGCACTGATGAGAATGGTGAACTAATCTCCGAGCGTGAAAAGTATTACTGTATCGTAATAACCAAAAACCATTGCTTAGATTTGAAGTAAGAGATAACTCTCCTATATTGGCCCTTCGGGGCCATTTTTGTCACTAAATATTCTATGTCCTTCGACCCATTCAAACAATCAAAATTAATGTCCGCGTATACTGGTATGCAAAATAGTACAGTACCACAGAGTGAAATCGAAAGTATCGACGACTTGAAGCGCCTAGCTGGTGTTACCACGAGTTATGGTGAAGAGACGAGTGAATACGCTACAAATCTAGGGCAGATACAACGTGAACAGAACATACGGCCCGGGTCGGAGGAATGGTTTAAGCTGTGGTTCGCCCGTCCTCATCTAACAGGTGAAAAGCCATTCAATGAAGGCATTCAAAAATACACGGTATCAACAGCAGATGCTGAGTTCCTAATTGAGCAACATATAAACGCAACTAGCAGACAACGCTTTGCCCTACATGGTCCTAACAAAAAGCTATTTGAACATTATGACCTAGATACCGCCACAGAACTAATCACCGAAAAGATTGTCGAGGAAGAACGCTTGGTGACTGAAAATATCGCACCAAATGACCCTCTACTAACGGAGTTCTTCACGGCATTCGGCAACTTCAGTACTGGCAATACAGTCAATCCTAATGATAGTGTATGTGTACTCCGTTTAACTGCCACAAAGTTCACCGGCAAATCAATCACACTCACAGGATTCTTAGATGGCAGAGTAATATCTGGTATAGGTAATGGTGTCATCTACTTCGAGGACGGTTCAATGTTCCCAGAGACGCCCGTATTACGTCAGCAAACGCGCACATGGGATCAAACTATCGTATTTAAAGACAGCAATCATGCGCAACAATGCTATACGCTCCTGCTATTACATCTATCGGATAACAGGGAATGGGAGTTCGTTGACGAAGTTAGCTAAATACTAGATATAGGAACACTCATATGAAAATTCAAGAACTTCTCCAAGGCTTAATCGACGATCTAGATGGCATGGAACATACCACTGGTAACCCACGCAATTCAACGACCTCTGCTCAAGGAGGCTTAGTGCCAGCTTTTGCTGATAACACCGATAATACTGAAGCTGAAGTGTTTGTGCCGCCACTACAAGCGTCCCTAGAGCTACAGAAACGTGAAGCTGGTGTAGATAGTATCTACGACAGTGAAGACGAGTGTGTAGACTTAATCGGCGCTGACTATGAAGAGGAATCTGATGGTACAGACGAATTGAATGCAATCACACGCTTAGCAGGCTTCCCACAAGAACCAATCGTAGCAATCACACAATCAAGTACTCCGTTCTAATAGGAGTCCTCCATGATACATGATTTATTCACCAGTCGAAACAACGGCGTAGACCCAGCAAACTACGTAGGCTCAGTCAATCGTCTATGGTACAACCCAGATACAAACACCTTGCGCTACAGTGACGGCAACACACCAGGCGGACTGGGCGTAAACCCAGGCAACAACGTAGTGATACCAGGTGGCAGTAACGGCGCTGTTCAATTCAAGGGCGGTGGCACATTCGACGGTACGAATGACTTTCACTATCACTCTGCTAATAGTACACTAGTATTATCTAATGCTATCTCAGTTGCCAATATCACAGTATCAACTACACTGATTGCTAACACAGCAAACATCTCATATCTAAACAGCACACATTCAAATCTAGGTAATGTCTCAAACGTTCATCTCAATGGCGGTAACGCACACGAGTTATTACAAACAGATGGCAGTGGCAATCTCACATGGGTAGCTATTACATCAGTAGCAAACGCTAACTATGCTAACTTCGCTGGTAACGCTAATACCTCTAACACTGCGACAACAGCAAACACAGCAAACTATGCTAACTTCGCTGGCACAGCAAATATCAGTAACACCTCTGCTAACGCTAACTATGCTCTCTCATCTAACACTGCTAACTCAGCTACAACAGCGACGACAGCAAACACAGTTACATCAGCAGCACAATCTAACATCACAAGTGTCGGTAATCTAACATCACTCACAGTCACTGGTGTTACTAATCTGGGCGAAGTCGGCAATGTAAAAATCACTAGCGGCGGTAACGGTCAATACTTACAGACAGATGGCACTGGTAATCTCACATGGGCAACAATCGATTCTGCGCCTCAAGTTGCGGGCAACAACAATCAAGTACAGTACAACAGCAACGGCGCATTTGCAGCTAGTCCCAACCTAACCTTCAACGGTACACTACTAACTACACGTAACTTCAAAACAACAGTAGCAAACTTAGGTGCGCCGGCTAACATTACAATCACTGGCGGCAGTGATGGTTATGTTCTTACAACAGATGGAGCAGGTAATCTCTCATGGTCAGAGTCAAGCGGCGGCGCACCGGATGGTAGCGACGGCGAGTTACAGTTCAAAAACGGCAACGTGTTCGGTGCCGACAGTAACCTCTCTTACAACTCATCAACACAAACACTAACAGTAGCAGGCACACTACGTGTAGCAACTAGCATCGAGACAACAGGAGCATCACCAGCACCTCAACTCTCGGGATTCATCATCGCTAACACTGTATCGGCTGACTTAGGTTCGGTAGCAAATCTACGCATCACAGGCGGCAATGCTAATCAGTATCTCAAAACAGACGGCACTGGTAATCTCTCTTGGTACACACCAGCAGGCGGCGGTGGTGGTTCACCCGGCGGTAATAGCGGCGAGATTCAACTCAACACTGCTGGCGCATTCGGCGGCACACCTAATCTAGTATTCGCTAACAACACACTAACAGTTACATCGAACATAGTCACTGATGACATAATCTCTAATACAATCGGCGGCAACACTATCACTGCTACTGACTTATTAGTGTCAAATGTAGCTGACTTAGGTGATGTATCAAATATTACAATCACTGGCGGCACTAACGCTCAGTTCTTACAAACAGACGGTAATGGCAATCTCGTATGGACAGGCGATGCTACATTCGACTCGCTTATCATCAATGGTAACGGGTTAGTGACGGGTACATGGACAGTACAGGGCACAACAGCAACAGTCAATGCTACGTCACTGAACGTAGAAGACCCCATTATCAAAATAGGCGGATTTGCTAACGGTGATCCGCTCACACTAAACGACGGCAAAGATCGTGGCATATTAGGTCACTACTACACAACTGAACACGTTGATACATTCATGGGATGGGACAATAGTAATGCAGAGTTCGCATTCGGTAGTAACGTCAGTGACGCTAACGATATAGTTACATTCAACTCGTTCGGTAACGTTCGTGCCCATACATTCAAGGGCAACATCGTTGCTCGTTCAGCAAACTTAGGCAACGTAGCAAACATGACCCTCACTGGTGGCAGTAACGGTCAGTTCTTACGTACAGACGGTAACGGTACACTAACATGGGCTACAACATACGGCGATACAAACGTCGGCAGCTACATTCCTAACTACACTGGTAACACTAACTTTACTGGCAGCAACATCTCTCTAGGTGCTGTTGCTAATCTACACATCACTGGCGGTAGTAACGCTCAGTTCTTACAGACAAACGGCAGTGGCAATCTCTCATGGGCAACGGGTTATGGCAACAGCGATGTTGGTAGTTATCTAGCAGCATACACGGGTAACATCAACTTTAGTGGCAGTAACATCTCTCTAGGTAGTGTCGCTAACTTACACATCGCTAACGGATCAAGTGGTCAGTTCTTACAAACTGACGGCAACGGCAATCTAAGTTGGGCAAACTTAGCAAGCGTATCAGGCAATATCGGTACTACCGGTAACATCACTGCTAACTATGTCAACGCTAACAAACTCTATGGCACTGTTCTAACGGCAGCGCAACCGTACATCACTAGTCTTGGCAACGTTGGCAACCTAACAGTTACTGGCAACATCATAGGTAATGTCGATGGTTACTCTATCGGCTACAAGGCGGTACCTCAAGTAACAATGTCGGGTAACGTAACACTAGCGCTAACAGATAGTGGTAAGCACTACTACAACACAGCAACAGGCGTATCACAAGTAACAGTACCAAACGCGGCAACGGTAGGCTTCGATATTGGCACTGCTATTACAATCGTCAACAAGAGTAGTAGTAACTTGACCATCACACCGGCTACGGGCGTATCAATCTTCATGGCTGGTAACTCAACAAGTAACAGCAGAGTCATGGCAACATACTCAACGGCAACACTTCTTTACACCGCTACGAATGAATGGTTTTTGACTGGTACAGGACTGACCTAATGAGCGGCGCAACAATGATGATTCAGTTGAATCAGTATGCTATTGTCAATAGCGTTAGTACTCCACTGGAAACTATTGAGGCAGCGCCCAGTGGTAGTACGGTAACTATGTTGATCACTGGATCTGGTTACGGCACTTGGACAAAACCATCTAACTATAATGGATTGAGTAGTAAAATAACTATTATTGGTGCTGGAGGTAGTGGAGCAAATACAACGTCTGGTGGCGGCGGAGGTGGCGGAGGTGGCGGATTCGCCCAGTCAAACAACGTCAACATTACTAGTAACGTATGTTTTTATTACTTGTCTCCTGGCGGCACATTAGCAAATGCTGCTACTGATTCATGGTTCAACAAAACTGGTGCTAATTCTAAGCCGTCATCATCATCAGGTGGTGTACTTGCTAAAGCTGGTACAAACGGTTCAACGGTAGTCACTGGTACAGGCGGAGCAGGAACGGCATCATCGGCAGCTACGAATCTAGGCGCATCAGTAGTCAAAGCGGGCGGCTCTGGCGGCACAGGTGCGGCAGCTACACGAAGTGCGGGTGGCGGCGGCGCTTCTGGCGGCGGCATGATAGGCGTACAATTCTACACGGGCGCAGTAGGCGGCAGTGGCATCTCATCAACCTTGTACAACCCGTCAGGCGGTGGCGGTGGTGGAGCAGGTGGCGGTGTTGGCGGCAACGGAACGGATACTCGAGGCGGCAATGGCGGCAACGGACCATCAGGTACCGGCGGTGGCGCTGGTAGTGCTGGTAACGGCGCAGACGGTACAGTCGGTGGTGGCGGAGCAGGCGGCTGGAGTGACAAATCGTCATCAATCAGCTACAACGGAGCAAACGGCTCACATCAAGCACTATGGACTGACTTCGTAACGGGAGCGAGTGCTGGCCCAGGCGGCGGCGGCGGTGGAGGTGGCGGCGGCACATACTCGACGAGCACTGGTGGCACTGGCGGCTACGGAGGTGGCGGCGGAGCAGGACCAACACCAGGTGCCGGCGGCCCAGCTGTTATCGCCATTACATACACTGTGGCATAATAGTAGCATAAATAAACTATGTCTGATGATAATGCATTTATTCGCGCCAAAGGCCGCATAGTAGCCCTAACACCAGAGCAAGCGGTAGAAGTTGCTCGTTGTGCTGATCCGGAAACAGGATACAAGTACTTCCTTGAGAACCATTTTTATATCCAGCATCCTACAAAGGGTAGAATGTTGTACAAGCCGTACAAATATCAAGAAGAACTTATCGCCAATTATCACAATAACCGTTACTCAGTCAGTTTATTAGCACGCCAGTTAGGAAAAACCACGAGTGCCGCTGGCTATCTACTCTGGTACGCTATGTTCAATGATGACAAGACTATCTTGATCGCCGCTCACCAATACACCGGTGCGCAGGAGATTATGACTAGAATCCGGTATGCTTATGAGCTATGTCCCATGTGGCTAAAGGCAGGCATTGAAGTATACAACGCCGGTAATATTGACTTCGAGAACAAGTCGCGTATCGTTGCTCGTGCTACCACTGAAAAGACCGGTCGTGGTATGTCCTTATCATTACTTTATTTGGACGAGTTCAGTTTTGTCCGGCCTAACATTGCGAAAGAGTTTTGGACAGCCATCTCACCAACACTGGCAACTGGTGGTAAATGTATTATTACCAGCACTCCTAACAACGATGAAGATCAATTTGCTCAAATCTGGAAAGATGCCAATAACAAATTCGATAAGTTCGGCAATGCCACCGTACTTGGTAAAAACGGATTCTCACCATACTTTGCAAAGTGGGATGTTCATCCAGACAGAGATCAGGAATGGGCAGAAGAAGAACGAGCAAAGATTGGTGAAGAAAAGTTTAAAAGAGAGATGGAATGCGAATTCATCATCGACGCCGAAACCCTAGTTGACTCACTTACACTAGCCTCCCTACAAGCTAAAGACCCCATTGAAAAGATGGGCCAAGTTCGCTGGTTCAAAAAGCCAACTAAGAATAACACATACGTAGTTGCTCTAGACCCATCCCAAGGAACTGGTGGTGACAATGCCGCTATTCAGATTGTGGAAGCAAGTACGTTCACTCAGATAGGTGAATGGAAGCACAATAAGACTCCTATTCCTGAACAAATCAAACTGCTGGCAGAGATCACTGAGTATATCGCCGAGTGTACTGGACAACCAGAGAAAATCTACTACGGATTTGAAAACAATGGTGTTGGTGAAGCAGCACGAGTATCTCTCTTGGAGCGCAGTAGAGATAACATCAAGGGCAACTTTACAACAGAATCACGTAAAATCGGCACTGCTGCGCGATTACCATATTCGGGATTCGTCACAACTAATCCAACAAAGAACGCGGCTTGTGCTAAATTGAAATCTCTCCTAGAAGGACGAAGATTAACTATTAATAGTCAGCCGCTGATATCTGAACTCAAGACATATATCGCTGCCAGAAGTAGTTTTGCGGCAACTATTGGTCAGACTGATGACTTGGTATCTGCCATGTTAATCGCAGTTCGTATGATTGGTGTGATACAATCATTTGACACGAAGATTAGCGAATCATATACTGATCACTCGGAGGTTATTGTCCCCATGCCCTTCATAATGTCGATGAGTAGTAGCTCCTTGTTTGGTTAACAAGGCGCTGTTCCATGATAAATATAAGATATACGGAACAACCATGCCAAAATCAACAGAAAACATTAATAGAGACCTTGAAGACCTGCTCAATAGTCAGGGATGCAAGGTAAAATACCTAGATAGTTCAGGTGAGAGTTTACCTATTCCAGATGAAGCTGAAGTCTTCGCGTTCAATTTGCGCGACGGTGGTGTAGACTTGGGAACAGTTAATGTAACTGCCGATGGTCTCAGAAATCTTGTAGTCTACTATGATGATACCACAAATCCAGCTGCCCATAAAAACAGCAAGCGTTGGACAGGAATTCTTAGACTCCTAAAGGCATTTGCCATGAAGCGTCAAATGAATTTTGAACTTAAAAATACAGATAGAGTGAAAACAGATATGAAACGACGAGCCCACCTAGATGCCAAGAGCACAGATCGATTACTAGAGGGCTATTATGGCACTCGCGACACCAGTTACAGTGACGACAGTCCTACCATCAAACTAATCATCAAGCACAACAAACGCCTTGAAGAAAATGATCAGCGATTCCGCCATATCGACAGAATCTTCTTAGAGACATCTGTTGGTGAGCGAATTCTTGTGCCTACAAATAAGCCATCCCAAGCACGTATGTTCGCCCGTCACATCGCTGAAGGTGGCGAATTCAAAGACAGTCGCTGGAGCCACTTGCAAGAAATCTGTGAAGACGTTGAGTCTCTTGGTGGATTCGTCCGCGCAACAAAACGCGGCCGCGAACAATTCAATGAAAGTGCCCAGCGCATGATTGTGGAAGCTGTTGAGAAGTATGCACAATTACGTGAGTCTGTTAAGAAATTATCTACCAGTCGTGGTTATAACACATACTTTGAAAGCTATGCGCCTTCAGTAATCACTGAGACTGATGGAGACATGGGTGATGTGTTCGCGCAGAGTTCATTGGATAGTCGCATCGAGAGGGCACTGCCGGTACTTAGTAAATTCGGGATTAAAGTAGGTAAAATAGCAGAGTCAGCACAATTCGAAGAGTGGGCAGATGCGCTGTTGGCAGAATCACTAGACCCAATGAGTGAAGACCAAATTGCTGAGTTACTAGAAATCTTAGCGGATGGACAGATGAAGGTTGGCCCAAACGCGACTAACATCATCGGAATCTTGCGTGATGTCTTGGAAAACGACGGCCTAAATGCTGAATTGAAAGCTGCTGCTAGAAAAAATGCAAACAATGAAGCGTCACCGGTAATCATTAGCTGGATGGAACGTCAGAAGAATCCTCGCTATGAGAGTATACTCGCTAAGCATGAAGCTAGCTCCAAAGATGCAGAAGAACCTGCAGCGCCAGCACCTAAGGCTCCACCAGCTCCGACACCAGAAGCGCCTCCAGCAGAAGAACCAGCGTCCGACGCGCCTCCAGCAGATGATCAGGCACCAGAAGAAAAAGAATTGCCGCCAATGCCTGATTTAAAAGAGTCAGAATTCAGTCGTTTGCTTAAACTATCAGGGCTATAAGTGAAACAAGTTGGGATGTTCGAGAATTGGACTACTGCGGTCGTAGGCAAATACGATATCCCGACACATCTAAACGAATTCAAATCTGGTGACGCACTCAAGCGTCTGGTTAAAACACAAAAATCAGAACGTTCCCAACTCACCCAGAGAGCGGTAGGACGAGAATTCCAACATATTGAAGACTTAGTATACATCGAAGGAATTCCTGGTATTAAACGTGCGCTGGATAGCTTGGCAGACATATCTGCTGGCGTGCACCCTCTTGAGTTAAAAGTTGATGGATCGCCTGCTCTAATATTTGGTAGAGACTCTTCTGGTACGTTCCACTTTGGTGACAAGTATGCTAAGCAAATATTGAGTACCCCAGAAGCGGTGTACGCTTACTTTATAAGAAACGATAGCACTCCTGCTCGACAGAAGTTTGCTCAGACAATGGCAGCACTTTGTCCAATATTTGCAGGGGCTACACCAAGAGAATTCAGAGGATTCTTAGAAGCCGGGCTGATGTGGAGCTCCACGCCACCAAAGTCAGCATCTGGACAATATTACTTTACTCCAAATACTGTTACTTACTCAGTGTCACCAGACTCAGAGTTGGGAGCGAGAATAGCTGAATCAAAAGCAGGCGCATGGGCAACGGCATTCTTCAATCAGATACCAGGATTAGGTGGTACTCGAACACCAGTTGGAGATCGAACCGCCATCTTTAACAACACGCCATCATTGGTAATCATTCCTCCTAAATTCACACAAGGCGGAGTTGATATCAACACACGTTCGTTGCAGACAATCATGGCATATGCCACTAAGATGCGCGGGCCTATAACTCAATTCCTATCTAATGATATATCAAATACAATCTATCAATATATCAATAGCATGGTGGAAGTAGAAGGTGGACTGTCTGATCTCAATAATGGATTCGTCGATTGGGTAAATACCAGTACTAAGATACCAGCAGCGCAACAATCTACAATAGTTGGCGCAGTTACCAGTAACAGCACCGGTGCTCTCGCAGTCTTTAAAATCGTGGAAGCAATTGCTAGAATTAAAAATAGTATAATCTCTCAACTAGAACAGAACACACTAGGTAGTCTAGGCATCACAGCAAAGTTAAAGTCAGGAGAACAGGGCGGCGAAGGATTCGTATATGACCCTAATTCTGGTAAGCAGCCAATCAAATTAGTAAATCGCGCAACATTCACTAAAGCAAATAGAATGCGTGAATTAAATGAAGATGCAGGAACAGACAGCACTGTAGTTGTAGCCTGGGGCCGCGGCATGGGACATCTCGGACACATGTATTTGGCAAGTGCAGTAATCACCACTGCTAATCAGTGTGGTGGTACACCTAGATTCTATGTATCAGAAACAGTTGGTAAAGAAGACCCGCTATTACCAGAAGAAAAGTTAGCTATCTATAAAAAAGTATTCCCAAAACAAGCAGCGATCTTCAGCAGTGCTCACACACCACTAGAAACTCTCAGAGAGTTATACAGTGAAGGGTACAAGAATTTAATCTTCATTACTGGTGACGATCAAGTTGAAGCATTCCGATTCTTAGGCGAACCTTCAAAGACTACTGGTAAATTACCAGTACCATTCAATAGTGTGCGTGTAATCAGTAGACAAGAGACTCAAGATCCCTACGCTCGTGAAGCGGGCCCACGCGCAACGCCCATGCGTGACATTCTTACTAATCCGAATGCCACTACACAGCAAAAGTATGCTCTCTGGCGCAGAGACATGCCGCGAACATTAAGTGATAGTGATGTTCAGCAATATATGACAATTGCAGCACAGCGATTGAATTCGCCAATAGATCCAAAATAGTAGCAGTCTTAGCACTGTACATGCTAATATATACTCTATCGATGAACGAACTTCATCGTAATCAATGAGATGTTCAGAAATGGACAAATCAGTGATTGACAACTGAGCAAGGTATGTTATACTAAGTTCATGAGTCAAACCCGGCAGTATTCTCTTACTGACCACAAACAAAGTTTATAACTCTAGTATTTTTTCGACATCGTTTACATTTTTAAAGGAGAACATATATGTCATTAGCAGCAATCCGCGCCAAATTGGCCGCACAAGATAACAAAGCCCAGGGTAATCGTGAGAAGTCACAAGGTGACAATCAACTATATCCATTCTGGAACATCAAAGAAGGTGAACAAGCAACCGTTCGATTCTTACCAGACGGCGACTCATCAAACTCATTCTTCTGGGTAGAAAAAGCAATGTTTAAACTACCATTCACTGGCGTTAAAGGTCAGAATGATAGTAAAGAATATACCGTCCAGATTCCCTGCATGGAAATGTACGGCGAGAACTGCCCAATCTTGGCAGAAGTTCGCACTTGGTACAAAGACGACTCCCTCAAGGAAATGGCAAACAAATACTGGAAGAAGCGCACCTACTTGTTCCAAGGCTTCGTCAAACAAAGTCCACTTGCCGACGACACTACACCAGAGAATCCAATTCGCCGATTCGTAATCACCCCACAAATCTTCGCAGTCATCAAAGCATCTTTGATGGACCCAGAGATCGAAGAAATGCCAACAGACACTCTTCGCGGTCTAGACTTCAAAATCGTTAAGACACAAAAAGGCGGCTATGCTGATTACTCCACTTCAGGCTGGGCACGTAAAGAATCTGCGCTAACTGCTGAAGAAGAAGCAGCTATTGCACAACATGGTTTGTTTAACTTGAAGGAATTCTTGCCTAAGAAACCAAGTGAAGCTGAACAACGCATCATGAAGGAAATGTTCGAAGCATCAGTCGATGGTCGTCCATATGACGCAGAACGTTGGGGTGCATACTTCAAGCCATGGGGTCTAGATGTTGGCACAGCACCACGCGCTCCAGAACCAGATGCTAATCATGAGCCAATTCCTAAGATTCCGGCATCTGCACCAGCATCTGCACCAGTAGCAGAAGCAGCTAAGCCTGAAACTCAGCCATGGGAAGCAGACGCAGCAGAAGCGGCCGAATCAATCAAGGTGCCAGCACCAGCTGCCGGTTCCGATAAAGCAACCGATATCCTCGCGATGATCAGGGCACGTCAAGGCAAAACTGCCTAATAGCTGAAAAGTAGATAACGCCTTAGGGCGTTATCTCTATTATAAGGAGCAGAGAATGACTCTACCAAACGAGAGGTTGCGCTCTATAAACCAAGCAAAGAAGCTGTTAGAAGACTTAATCGATCCTGGCAAAACACCACGAGTACCAGCAATCGTAAGAGAACGAGCACGTGGCGCCCTACGCCATTTCCCATCTGATTACGAAGTTGATAAGATAGCAGCAAGTTGTCCAGAATTACTAGACACACAACCATTTAATGGTTACAATTATACAATATTAGGAAAATAACATGTCAAAACCATTTGATCTGAGTAAATTCAGAAAAGACATCACTAAATCAATCGAAGGGCTATCAATTGGCTTTTCCGACCCTACTGATTGGATCAGTACCGGTAACTATGCACTCAACTATCTAATTTCGAGTGACTTCAAAAAAGGTGTACCACTAGGCAAAGTAACAGTGTTCGCTGGTGAATCAGGTTCAGGCAAATCATTTATTTGTTCTGGTAATTTAGTTCGCAATGCTCAAGAGCAAGGTATCTATGTAGTGCTAATCGATAGTGAAAATGCGCTAGATAAGACCTGGTTAGAAGCCCTGGGCGTTGATACGAGTGAAGATAAACTTCTAAAATTGAACCTGGCCATGATTGATGATGTCGCTAAGACAATCTCAACATTCATGAAAGACTACAAAGCAATGGCCGAAGACGAACGACCTAAAGTGCTGTTCGTGGTAGACTCACTAGGTATGTTGATGTCACCAACAGAAGTCAATCAATTCGATGCTGGTGAAATGAAGGGCGACATGGGTCGTAAACCTAAAGCGCTCAAAGCACTGGTAACTAACTGTGTGAATATGTTCGGTAGTTGTAATGTGGGCTTAGTAGCTACTAACCATAGCTATGCCAGTCAAGACCAATATTCTCCAGACCCAATCGTCTCTGGTGGCTGCCTAACGGCGGGACACAAGGTTAGAATGTCCGACGGTACAATGAAGCCAATCGAGATGATTCAGATTGGCGATTTAGTTCAAACATTGGATGACGATAAAATCGTTGAGGACACATTTACTTATGATGATAAAGAAGTATTCGAGATTGAACTAGACACAGGCGAGATCATTCAAGCTACAGGCGAACATAAGTTCCTGACATTGGTTGATGGCGCCCATCAATGGAAGATGCTCAGTGAATTAAACGTTGACGATTCTATATTACAGATCCTAGAATAAATGTCGGCTTCAAAAAAGATTAAACACTGCGAAGTTTGCGGATGCCAAGTCACCAAAAGCGTGATGCAAACTCCAGTGGTGTGTTCTGACGAATGTAAAAAGATTCGCAAATCAAATTTGCCTAAGAAACTATCGATAGTCTCTTTACAGTATTGGATAAATTGTGGATATTCCATCGATGATGCGAAAGCTGAAGTGATCAAACAACAACGATTACGTAGTAAACGGTGTGTTGAATACTGGATTAATCATGGATACAGCCATGAAGACGCAGTGTCCGAAGTGGCAGCAGTCCAAAGTGCCAACGGTAAGCGATATGCGTCCGCCTATTCAGAAGAAGACCGACGCAAAAAAAGTTCGTTCTGTGTAGAATATTGGATAAATTTGGGATTGGATTTAGATAGCGCAACAAAACTTATATCTGAACGCTCTGATACAGTGTCACTGAAGTCGTATATTAATAGACACGGTGAAGATGAGGGGACTAGGTTATATGAGGAACAATGCGCACATAGGCAGAATCATTATTCACTCGAAGGATATATCGATAAGCATGGCTTAGAACAAGGCACCATCATGTGGAATAAAAAATTCCAACATCGACCAAACTCTAAATCTGCTGATTCGTTTTTTGTCAAGCTGTTGACAATCCTTACACCGACTCCTAAGATATATTCGGCAATCACTGAACACGGTGAGTATGGATTGAACGACAGCTCAAATGGTAAATATTACTTCTATGACTTTGTGATACCGGAATACAAACTGTGTATCGAATATCACGGAGATTACTGGCACTGTAATCCTATTAAATATCTAGCTAAATTCTATCATCCACATAAGAAGATGACCGCTACTGAAATATGGCTAGCTGATAGCATAAAAATTGACTGTCTCAAGACACAAAGAGGTTACGATACTTTAATAGTATGGGAATCAGACGACGAAAACACGAAACTAAACCAAATTATGGAGAAAATAAATGAACTTAAAAACAGTAAAAATTAAATCAAAAAAATCAATCGGCATTGTTCCAGTATATGATATCTGCGTTCCTGGACCAAATCATTACTTCCTAGAGAGTGGAGTTGTTAGCCATAACTCGGGCTTCGTGTATGCTTCCTCAATCTTGGTTGCTATGAAGAAACTCAAGTTGAAAGAAGATGAAGACGGCAACAAGACTAGTGAAGTACTAGGCATTCGCGCTGGTTGTAAGATTATGAAGACTCGTTATGCTAAGCCATTCGAAGACATTCAGATTCAAATCCCATATGAGAGTGGTATGAACCCATACTCTGGCTTCTTCGACCTAATTGAAAAGCGTGAGCTGATCAAAAAAGAAGGCAATCGTTATGCGTACACTGACTTGAACGGCGAGATTCACAAGTACTTCCGCAAAGAGTGGAACAAGAACGAAAACGGCATCATGGACTTAGTAATGGATGAATTTCATGAGAAAGAAAAGATTGCCGCCATCGCTCAAAAAGTTGCCGATGAAGCAGACGATAACACAGAAGTGTAATAAATAGGCTCGAGGAGAATTTAATTTATGAAACTTGATGTTATCGCAGAAGTATGGTTAATGATGAAGGACAGTATCTTATCTACGGACAGAGATACTGTTGCTGAGAACTTGGTTGGTATTCTTATTGACAATGACTATTCACCAGCAGATATCAAAGCCGCATTCAGAGGCGACCTAGATATGATGGACGCTCTTACGGTGTATGTCGATGATTCTTCTGACTTTGAAGACGCTGATTACGAAGAGTATGACGAGCCAGCAGATGAAGAAGACTATGATGATGAGTGGAACTAATGTCTAACTGGTACACAAAAGTCACCACTGACCTATCAACGCTGCCTGACTTTATTGAGCACTACAACACCGAACTAGCGCAAGCTAGACTCGAAGTTAGTGTTAAGGGCAGCGTTGAGCGAAGTCTTGCTGGATTGCCAGGTGTCACCGAGCATCGCTTTAGTCAATTACAAACGATTGAAGCTGTGCTGAATCATCTCAATATTCAACTACGTAAGATTCGCAGTGCTACCTTCAGGAAGTACCTAGAGAATTACAATCGCGCACTTACAAGCCGAGACGCCGAAAAGTATGTTGATGGTGAATCAGATGTGATTGATATGGAAACTATCATCAACGAGGTCGCCCTCCTACGTAATCGGTATCTGGGAATCCTCAAAGGATTAGAATCCAAAAACTTTATGTTGGGGCATTTGACAAAACTTAAGGTAGCAGGTCAAGAAGACTTCACGCTTTAACAATACTTGACAATCATCGAGGCTCCTGCTACAATACAGCAATTGTAGTTAGGAGCCTTTATGTCTTTAGAATTCAAATATGATACCGACATTGCCTTTGCGGCGGCATGTGCTGCTATGCGTCTAAACAATGGTTATATCAAAGACGATACTAATGGCGAATTCAGCGCCATTCTTCAAAAATTTACAAGCCCGCCAAAGAAATCAAATAGAAATCTTATTCCAGTTGTCTTGGCAGATCAACGACTAATCAATCAATATGATCGTGAGTTGGCTAGTACAGTGCGTACATTCTGCCAAGGGTTAACATTAAAACTCCTTAAAGATGGATATCTATCACGCAATGACCAAATCTGGATGGATGCCTCTAATGCGGACTCAGTTAAAGTTGGCAACATCATTGAACTGGCGGCATCACCAATAACATGTCTTAAATCAATTCAGCGTAGTGTAGTCGAGGAACGGATGAATCGCACGGTACAGGCATACTATGCACAAATCGAAGAACGTGTATCAGAAAAAGTCGAAGTGCTACAATCAGTGTATAGCCACAACTATGGTCGATATTATATGAGTGGCATTACAAGTACTAATCACGCGATATTCTTTTCCATGCTTCGACCACTTGAAGTCGGCGCGACTTATAGCATTACTGGTAGAGTAAACAAACATCGAGAAAACTTTGTCACTGGTATCAACTTTGTTAAGGTAAAACAATGAATCAACTCCATCAATTAGAAATGGCCGAAGAATCCTATCGCGATAGTATGGGAAGTGTCACTGTTGCTGGCATCACGTTTGATGGCTGGCGAGTCCTGCAAGAATTAGATCCAATAGCGTATGATTGTGGTCTAGCGGATTATCTAGACTCTCTCGGAATCGATACGGATATTTGACAATTGCCGGGAATAGTGATACAATACCGTCTTTACGTTAAGGAAGCAATATGTCAACAGTGCGAATCATCAATGGTGAATATCATAGTCGTCCGGTATCTGGTATCTTTACGCTAGTAAAAGAGTATAAAGAAGGCAAGAACTGCGGATTCATCACAGTGAAGAATGACGGGAGATTCGAAGGTGGCAGCGCAACACCTCGCATCCGAGTTCGTGCCGCCTCTGACTTTGAATACTTGTCCGGTCACTCGGTCGTGGTACCTACCCATGTGGTCACAACATTTAGCGCAGATGAATCGGAGCCTGAAATCTCCGAGACGGATACTGAAGCTATGGATCGGATTGCCACTCGTTTTGCCATTCTTGATGAAATGTCTCTTGCTGCCATCAATGGTGGCATTCGCGGTCTAATCGTATCTGGCCCACCAGGTGTAGGCAAATCATTCGGCGTTGAGCAACAGCTGGCAAAAGTATCCTTGTTTGATCAACTTGCCGAACGAAAGATTCGATATGAATTTGTTAAAGGTGCCACTACTGCTCTAGGATTATATACACAGCTGTATAAATTCAGTGATCCGGAGAATGTTCTGGTATTTGATGACTCGGACGGAATCTTTACCGATGAATTGAGTATCAACATCTTGAAGGCGGCCCTGGATTCTGGTAAACGCCGCAAAATCTTCTGGAACAGCGACAGTTCAATGCTCCGTCGTGAAGGTATTCCTAATAGCTTTGACTTCCAAGGTTCAGTAATCTTTATTACTAACTTGCGATTCTGTAACCTCAAGTCCCAGAAGATTCGTGATCACCTTGACGCCCTTCAATCACGCTGTCACTTCCTTGACCTAACAATTGATACTCTGCGTGATCGTATGCTGCGCATTAAGCAAGTTCATCGTGACGCACCTGGTGGTCTCTTTGCAGACTACTATTTTGATGGTGATGAAGCTGAACAAGTACTAGACTTTATGTGGGAAAATCGCGATCAGCTCCGTGAATTCTCTCTACGCATGTGTATGAAGATTGCAGACTTGATTAAGATTAGCCCACAGAACTGGGAAATGCTAGCAAAGAATACAGTAATGCACCGAGATTAATTACTCCATATGCCGCCATTGAGCGGCATTCTTAATTCCAAATTAGTTGATTTAAGAACCATATAGAGTACAATAGGTACTATTATATGGAGAAATATTAAATGGCTAAGAAGAAACCACAAGTGTCATCAATCTTTGACTTCTCGGACATGGAGTCTACTGAGAATGAGTGGCGGGGAATGCCCTCGTTTGAACAACCGGACAATGGTCCATTCCGTCAAATTATTATCTCGTTTGAGGATCAAGCGGGAATAGATGCGTTTGCTAAGTTGATCGATCAACACGTTACAGATAAGACTAAATCGCTTTGGTATCCACCACGCGAACGTAATAATCTGACCAATCTGTTTTGGTTCGACTCCAACAAGGACACGGAACAATGAAAAATCTTTTTCCAATTTATGTCCCTACCAAGGGAAGAGCTGATAGTAGACTAACGAGTAAAGCGTATGACTTTATGAAAATGCCGCACTATCTTGTTGTCGAGCCCCAAGAGTGCGAGATATATGAGAAGTCAATATTTGATTGGGAAAAGGAAACAGGTCTCACATCATACGCGACAGTATTGGAACTCGATCTCAACTATAAAGAAACTTATGAATTGGGCGATGATCTTGGCCTAACAAAATCAACTGGACCTGGTCCTGCGCGTAACTTTGCATGGGATCATTCAATTAAGAATGGCTTTGAGTGGCACTGGGTCAGTGATGATAACATCAGAAACTTCCTACGTCTAAATAACAATCTAAAGATCAAGATGGGAGACGCAACAGGGTTCAGAGTGATGGAGGACTTCGTCATGCGCTATCAAAATGTAACGATGGCCGGGCCTAACTATCGAGCATTTGCATCTCAGAACGCATCGGTGCCGCCGTATGTGAAGGGTACTAGAATTTATTCTTGTAATCTGATAAAGAATGACGCCAGATGGCTCACTGGACCAAGAGCAGGTCAACGCATGGCTTGGCGTTTACGCTATAATGAAGATACAGTACTGAGCTTAGATATGCTCACACAGGGTTATCAAACCATCCAATTTAATTTCGCGTTACAAGATAAATTACGCACCCAGGTTCTTGGCGGCGGCAATACAGCTGAGTTTTACGCCAGCGAAGGCACATCTGCAAAGTCAAGAATGCTAAAGGAAGCATATCCCGAGTACACAGAGCTTGTATGGCGGTTCCAAAGAGAACATCACCACGTGGACTATTCCTCATTTAAAGACATTCCTCTTATCAGAAAGCCGGATTTGAACATCATTGAAGGAACAAACAATTATGGTATGGAACTTCGCGAAGTGCCTCCGGCCGCGCCAGGTAGAGTTTAATGCCATCGATTCATCGGCGATTCATTGAGTTGAGTGATGTTATTACGTTCAGCTTCGAAACGTCCGCTGAACTCTTCCCCACTCTGGCGAAACCTAGTTCCTTGTAGGTATTACCGACGGCTTGTTCCGGAGTGAACAGGTTCTGTAGCAGTAGACACTCATCATACGCCTTCACGGTGACTTTACGTTCGTTTTTGGCACAGAAGGTTTTCATTCTCGTTAACGATAGTTCAGGTTCAAGTGTTGCTGGCGAATCAAATACGCCTACTGGTGTGATATAATACCATTTATGTCGAGCATTGTTGGCGCCAACATGAGATTGGTTTTTTGTCATGGTGTTGCTCAGTTTGGTGCAAGTTTCGGCAGTCTTCACCGTTCCTTTATTTGCCTTAGAAATTAGTATTTTTGCTTCTGCTGACACTGGTATACCCTTGCTTACTGGTACCAAAATGCCAGTGATATACAATGGATCAGATTTAGAAACTAAAAAATTGTTACCCTGTTGATCTTTAACGGCTACTTTTCCACTAGACGGAGTCTGATGTACGCCGGGTACATATAATGACTTATCGATCATTGTCCATTCGCCATCTACCATAACGGTGACTAGTCCATTAGTACCGAATCTACTCAGTGTTTGTTTTGCCTTATTGTAAAATTTAGGATTGATATGCACTGCGAATTTACCGTGTAGAGTAAATTCCAGGAATATCGCATCGTCAGAATAGTCAAAAGTTTGTAGTATTTTGTATTTGTAATTTTTTGGATTAGTCTTCTGATCTAGCTTAAAATCCTTATCCGTACTCGACGAAAAGTATTTGATACCTAGATCGCGATGTGGATGTTTCTTTGAAGTTCTTTTACCATAATAATGTTTGCCTTCAACTATATTAGTGATTCGGTAGATATAATGGTATCTCCCATCGATACCCGTTACTGCTCGACGACCGTAAATGTTAGTACGTGGGGTATTGGGTTCAGTATAAATAGTCATGCTGATTGCTCCTTTATAGCATTAGAGTAGTTGGGAATCCCCATTCCGCGAACTACAACTATATTTATCCAAATAGCATTGACTCCTAAACATTATGTTATAGAATGATTCAATGAGTAAAAAATGTATTATTAATATAAGCGACGAAGTAAACGTTCGTTTTGATGGCATTGATGCTATGGACAGAAGAGCCCTTGTTAAATTATTATCGTATGATATCCCTGGCGCTCGTTATTTACCAGCAGTTCGATTAGGACGTTGGGATGGTAAAGCAAGCTACTTTAATTTAAATGGAAGTAGCTATGTGAATTTACTAGATAAAATTATTCCATATCTCGATACTAAGGGATATGATATCGAATTGAACGATGTCAGAGATTATTCCAATATCTTCAAATTCGATGAGATTGATGAAGCTAGCTTCAGCCATAAAGCGTGGCCTGTGGGACATCCAGCTGCCGGGCAACCAGTAGTGTTGCGCGATTACCAGTGTAACATTATTAATACGTTCTTTAATAACCCTCAATGCATTCAGTCTATTGCGACCGGTGCTGGTAAAACTTTGACCACAGCAGCGCTATCGTTGTCAGTTGAGAGTATGGGCCGATCAATTGTTATTGTGCCGAATAAATCATTGGTATCGCAAACAGAGGAAGACTATATCAACTTAGGTCTAGATGTCGGTGTTTACTTTGGTGATCGTAAAGACTGGGGCAAGAAGCATACTATTTGCACATGGCAATCACTAGGAGTCTTATTGAAGAATACTAAATCTGGTGATGCTGAAGAGACGATTATGGACTTTATTGAGGACGTGGTCTGCGTAATTATTGATGAGTGCCATCAAGCCAAGGCAGCGTCATTACTTGAGCTGCTATCTGGTCCAATGTCTAGAATACCAATCAGATGGGGATTAACTGGTACGGTACCAAAAGAAGAATATGCCGCTAACGCGCTATTATGTACAATTGGTCCTGTTGTTGGTAAACTATCAGCGAGTGAATTACAAGAGCAGGGTGTGCTATCCAGGTGTCATGTAAACGTCCTTCAATATCAAGATGGCGTTGAGTTTAGCAACTATCAGAGCGAGTTAAAGTATTTGCTTGAGAACGAAGCTAGACTAGATGCTATTGCCAAACGTGTATTAACAATTAATGAGAGTGGCAATACTCTAATTCTGGTTGATCGTGTGGCAGCTGGTAAAGCATTAGTTGATAGAATGCCAGGTAGCGTGTTTGTCAGTGGTGAAACTAAATCAGAAACTCGTAAAGCAGAATATGCAGAAGTAGCAACCAGTAATGATAAGATCATTGTTGCCACGTACGGTGTAGCCGCTGTTGGTATTAATTTACCACGCATCTTCAACTTAGTCCTGGTGGAACCGGGTAAGTCGTTTGTGCGAGTCATTCAGTCAATTGGACGTGGCATTCGCAAAGCAGAAGACAAGGACTTTGTTCAGATTTGGGACATCACATCGAATGCGAAATTCGCAAAGCGCCATCTAACAAAGCGAAAAGAATTCTACAAAGAAGCAAATTATCCGTTCTCGCTTGAAAAGGTAAACTACAAATAATATAATCACACTATGCACATACTACTATTAGAAAATCACAAATACGACTTAGGCACTCTGCCAGAAGAAATCGAGGACTTGCGTTTTGCAATTCTGGACAACAGTAATCCGGCATCAGTCGATTACTTTTATATCCCACTCATCTTCTTAGAGTCATTCAATTCACCAGCACTTGTCTTGCGCATCGGAGACAAAACGGTGAAGATGCCGTTAGATTGGCAAATCCTCATCGGAGAGCCGGATTTAGGTGATCTTGAGACTCTGCCATTAACTAGCTTAAATGAGCGCGGATTTAAAGCATTCCAGTTCAATCCGCTAGATGGATTTAGACCTAGCTTCCTTGATATAGAGATTCTTGATGTCTATCATGATGTTACATGGTATGCACCGCGTTTAAAGAACGGTCAATTCTTATGTGTGCCAATTGATGATACGCCATCACCACGCTGCGTTTACTTTGTCAAAGACATTAGTAAAAACTGTGAGATGGTTGACTACTCACAGGTCTTTTGAGGTGACACATGGCAACACGTAAACCAGCAATTCCAGCAGATGAGAAGTTTGAGTCAGTTGATTTAAACATATTTGAAGTCCTCGAAGCACTTGATAAGAAGGACTATGGGTATTACTCTCGCCTGACAGAAGAACAGCAAAAAAAGTTTGTGCCATATGTCATCATTCACTGGATGAGTTCGATCAAAGCTGACGGGATGCTTGGTGCCTATTACACCATGAGTACTGATCAAAATGCAAATAAGTATTTGTTCAATGAGAATATCACCAGTCATCCGGAATTACAATGGCTAATGCTTTGCGCAGCATCCCCTGGTATGGGCAAACAATTCCATCAATGGATACCACATCTTAACGCCAAGTTGGGTGAATTAAAAACAACTGCCACCAAAAAAGAAGTTAAAGAGTACTTTGAAAAGGTATACCCAGGTGCAAATAAGTCTGACATTGATGAAGCCACAGTCTCTTATGTTGAGCAGCAGCATCACCAGCATCGTCTAGCGAAGTTAATGCCAGAAATGAAGATTGATGATATCAAAACCCTCGCACAAATTGTAACAACGGCAGAATTAGATCAGTATGAAAAAGACTGCGGTAATTAAAGAGCAACAATATCATTGCGAATATTGCAAGGCGAACTTTGTGCGGGAGTCTTCGTTGTTTAAGCATTTATGCGCACAAAAGCGTAGATGGTTAGACAAAGATACACCAGCTAGCCGACTTGCTTTTGCTGCATGGTCCAAATTCTATAGTACTGTTCAACCATCAATCAAGGAACGTACATTTGAAGACTTTATGAAAAGTGCTTATTATAGCGGCTTCGCCAAGTTTGGAACTTATGCGGTTGAAACTAAAGTTGTGAATCCACTGCAATATGTTGACTGGTTAATTAAATCAAATTCTAGATTAGACTCTTGGGCAACAGATACCTTATATGGTAAATATTTAATCGAGTATCTTCGCTTAGAGAATAGTATGGACGCAATTAAACGCAGTGTTGAGACTCTGATAAAGTTATCAGAATCGGAGAACGTTCAAGTAACCGATGTGCTGCGCTACGTGAATGCCAACAGAATATGTCTGTCGATTACTGGCGGACATATTAGTCCTTGGTTATTGTACCATAGTTCTGGCGGCATTGAATTCTTGGGTAATTTAAACGAAGGACAAACTGGTATGATATTTGAATATATCAATCCAGATTTATGGAATATTAAATTTAAACGATATGCAGATGAAGTCGCAGATGCGAAAAGTGTATTAAAGGCAGCAGGATTATGAGTGGATTTACTTCAGATATTGATATTGATTGTGGCGACAGAGCCGACATCTTAGCTCTGTTAAAGCATATACCAGCTGGTCGTGTCCAAGATGGAGTGATGAAACGTCATGCTACTGGTGTGCACATCACTAATATACCAGTAGACCCATTAACTGGTGCATCTACTATTGAGCACAAAGAAGCGGTCGACCGTGGTTATATTAAATTAGATTTATTAAACGTCAATTTGTATAAGATGGTACGAGACGAAGCGCATTTGGTTCATCTGATGTCGGAGCCTGATTGGACACTCTTAAAAGATAGAGAGTTTGTGTCTAAGATGATTCACATCCACGGCCATTATGATACCATACAGGCAATGCCTGAGCCAGTTGATACTATTCCTAGATTGGCGATGTTACTGGCGATAATTAGACCAGCAAAACGACATTTGATTGGCAAGTCTTGGCGAGAAGTTGCGGAAACTGTGTGGAAGAATGATGGAGATGGATATACATTTAAGAAGGCGCACAGTATTGCCTATGCTCAGCTTGTAGTATTGAATATGAACTTATGTGTAGAAGAACCTACGTCATTCGCTTCACTAGAGTAATCGAGCGGCGCTTAACACGTTTTTTGGCTAAGTCATTCATCGAGGTCACTGGACCGTGAATAATCTCTAGACCTTTATTGGTGAATGTCTTTAAATATGGTTTAAATTGAGCCCAGTCGTCACGCAAAAAAAGATGAATTGGAATAAGCCTGTTGCTGCTCCACCACCATTCATCCGCCAGTGCTAAAAACTCTTGCTTTAAATCTTGATGGATGATGCTTCCATAATCATAAAAAGTCGTAATGGCATCATCTCTGTTTTGGATGATTCCGACGAATTCTTGGCCGCTGTAGCTACATACGGTAAT